TCGGGCTGACATTCGAAATGGTTCACCTCGGCGTGAACGAGGTGACCTGCAAACCGATGGGCCCGGCGGCTCAACAGTCGATGGTCGTTCCGGCGGTGATGTAACGAATAGAGGTTGAACTACCCTCCGGACCGCCCATCCAATCGCACCCCATGAAGGGGAGCGTGCATCCGGACGAGCCTGTGGCGTTTAACGCCAACGATCCGGAGCAGGTCCAGAAGCGACAAATCGAATCCCTCCGCCGCGAGAAAGAGTCGCGAGAGGTTTTGGTGACGCTTCTAAGCTCTCGCGCTGGAAGGGCTTGGATGTACGAATTGCTGGACGCCTGCCACATCTATCGCACGAGCTTCCGCTCTGACGCGATGGAGATGAGTTTTGCGGAGGGCGAACGCAATATCGGCCTTCGCCTTCTGAGCCAGATCACCGCTACCGCACCTGATGCGCTGCTTCTGATGCTGTCCGAGCGCGCATGAGCGACACGAACACTCCGGCACCCTCAACCCCGGAGCCAGCCGCTGCGGCTGCTATTACACCTCCGCCTGCGCCCGCAGCGGCGCCCCCATCTGAAGCCTCGCCCGCCGCACCGGTTGCTCCCGCAACGGTGCCGACCTCACTCCTCGGCGATGCGATGGCGGCGCCTGCTGCGCCAGCCCCTGAACCGGCCAAGCCTGCTGAGGCGGCGAAGCCCGCTGAGGCCGCACCAGTCGAAGCGCCAAAGCCTGTCGAGGCGGCCCCAACTGAGCCGCCCCCGACCCCGGTCTATGAGGCGTTCAAACTTCCCGAGGGCGTCAGCTTGGATCAGTCCGAGCACGCCAAATTCACCGAGATCCTCGGCAAGTTTGAACTCGATTCCAAGGCCGACCACGCAAAGATGCAGGCGCTGGGGCAGCAACTCGTCGACATGTATCTCGCCGATACCAAGCGCATCGCCGACGCCCAGCAGGCATCGTGGACGCGCATGCGCGACGAGTGGAAAGCCAATTTCATCAACGATCCAGACCTAGGTGGCCGGAACCAAAAAGACACGCTCTCCCGCGCCGCCTTTGTGATCGACAATTACGGCGGCACGCCGGAGCAGGTCAAAGAGTTACGCCAGATGTTCGGCATCACGGCCGCCGGCGATCATCCGGCCGTCATCCGCCTTCTCAGCAATATCGGAAAAGTCCTGCAGGAGCCAAAGGGCACTGCCACGGGCAAACAGGTTTCGCCTGCGTCATTGCCAAAATCCCAGCGCCGCTACGCGGGAACCCTCTCAAACGGAGCGAATGGAGCTAACTGATGGCATCGATCACACTATTGGACTGGTCTCGTCGCGTTGGCCCCGACGGCTCAATCGATGAAATCGCGGAACTGCTCAGCCAGTGCAACGAAATCTTCAAGGACATGCTCTGGCGTCCGTCGAACCTGCCGACCGGCCATAAGTCCACGCTCCGTACCTCGCTGCCCTCCGGCACATGGCGCGCAGCCTACGGCGGCGTCGGTTACACGCGCTCGACGACCGCGCAGATCACCGACACCTGGGGCGAACTCGTTGCGTACTCCCAGATCGACAAGACGGTTGCGGACCTCAACGGTCAAACCGCCGCATTGCGTATGTCGGAAGACAACGCCCACCTCGAGGGTCTGTCGCAGCAGGTCGCCTCGGCGATCTTCTACGCCAACGTCCTGACCAATCCCTCCCAGTTCCTCGGCTTCGCGCCGCGCTACAACACGCTGACTGCATCGACCGCGGCCAACGCAGCCAACGTCCTGAGCGGCGGCGGCTCGGGCAACAATAACTCATCGATCTGGCTCGTCGGCTGGGGCGACATGACCACCTACGGCATCTTCCCCAAAGGCTCCAAGGCTGGCCTCGTCTTCGAGGACAAGGGCGACGTCGTGCCGGGCTTCGACTCCAGCAACAACCGTTTCGAAGCGTATACTTCGTTCTTCAAATGGCAGTGCGGCCTCGTCGTCGAAGACTGGCGCTACACCGTCCGCATCGCCAACATCGATACCAGCACCGCTGGCTTGCAAGGCTCGGCGCCCGCCGACCTGTTCCAGCTGATGTCGAAGGCGGTCGTCCGCCTACCGACGGCTTCGCGCCGCGTGTCCGGCATCACCGAAACGGATGCGCCCGACGAACCGGCACCAGGCATCAATCCGGCGTTCTACTGCAACAGGTCGATCCGGGAGTACCTTGACATACAAGCCATCAGAGACAAGAATGTCCTTTTAACCCCTAAAGAGTATGCGGGAGAGCCGGTTGTAGAGTTCAGGCAGGTCCCTATCCGTGTATGTGATGCGCTCACGATCACGGAAGGAACTGTCTCCTAAGCGCTCAGGAAGAAGAGGACGTTCGTGCCTAACTGGACACCCGAACAGCGAGCCCGCTACTACGCGAATGCCAAGCGCAAACGCGATGCGGCAGCTATTGCGGCCGGGCGCGAGCCGGGGAAGCAGGGGCAGCCATCGAAGAATCGCACGCCAGAACAGTTGCGCGAATTGCGCAACATCAAGTCCAAGAAATACTGGGCTGAAAACCGCGAGAAGATGCGCGAGTACAAGCGTGAATACGAGCGCAAGCGGGCAGCCGATAAGGCCCGCGCGGAAGGGCGGCTTCCCGGCAAGTCTGGGCCGAAGCGCAAGTATGCGACCAACGAAGAGTATCTCGCCGCGCAGGCCGCCATTCGTCGCCGGTATTATCAAGAGAACCGCGAGAAACTTGCTGAGGCGGCCCGCATCCGTGAGCAGAAGAAGCGGGATGCGATCAAGGCTGGCACTTACGTCAAGATCAGGATTCGTCCGCAGACACTCGAAGAGAAGCGCGCCATCCGCTCAGTTGACGCGCATCGCCGCCGCGCTCGCATTCTGGGTGCCGGCGGAGCGTTTACAGCCGAACACGTCCGCCTCGCTCGTCGCCGCCAGAATGGTCTGTGTTTGGTCTGCCATCGCCTTCTCGGCGAGCACGATTTGCATACGGACCATTGGGTTCCGCTGACGAAGGGCGGCAGCAATGACGACAACAACATCGCCATTCTTCACGGCGTCTGCAATTTGAAGAAGGGCACGAAACATCCGGCTGAACTCGGCTTGCCCGACCAGCCCCTAGCTGCGTGAAACCGTAGGAGAATCTCATGTTCCTTGACACCAACTTGCTATTCTTTCACAGCGGAACCACCTACGCTTTCACGTCCGGCGAGTTCTTCTCGCTGGCTGGTGTGACGGCGGGCACGGCGTCGGCCGTGATCAACCTCGGCACGGCGCGCGATCTGGGCATCGGCGACGGTGAGGCGGTGCCGAAGCTGGCCTGCACCATCGGGACAGCGATCACGTCGTCCTCGACCGGACTGCGGCTGAACTTCCAATTCCAGGGGTCGACCGACAGCACCAACTGGACGACCTACGTGGAGTCAGGCGCGCTGGCTACGTCAGCGTTCTTGGTCAACACGAACGTCTTCCCGATCGACGTGCCGCAGCGGCCGGCGGGCGCATCGCTGCCGACCTACTACCGGCTGAACATTGCGCAGACGGGCACGACCGTGGAGTCGATCTCGTCTGGCACCATTCTCGCCGGCATCGTGGTTCAGCGCGATCAGGAGAACGCGGGCGCCCACTACGGCTCCGGCTTCTCGGTGGTCTGATGCCCATGACAGCGGAGAGACCCACCAGCACCGAATTGCCAAAGTTTCGACAGACGAACCCGCACGGGTTCTACTACGAGGACACGCTGTGGCCGGAGGGCACGGAGTTTTATTTCACCGACACGCCCAACGAGTTCATGGAACCGCTGAACGAGCCGGCGCGGATTGCGCTCAATGCGTACCTCGACAAGCTCGACGAAGAGGCGCGCAAATTGGCGGAGAAGATGGGGCGTCCTTTCTATGGGCGCCCACGCGAGTTCGCCGACCAAGTGGACCTGATACGGCAAGACGCGCAGCAGATCCGCGATGAGAAGGATCGTGCTGCGACATCGAAAATGCAGCCCGTGAAGCGGGCTCCCGTTCCCGTGCAGGGCCACTTGGCAAAGAAGGCAAGGCCGCCGTCCAAGATGACAGGCGCGAAGGTTCCGGCGCCGCAACCGAGCCCAGAGGCGAAGCCGATCGCGATCCTGGGCAAGAATTTTGAAGAGATGCTTCCCAACAATAGGTAGGCGACGATGACCGCTGCAATTCCTGGCACCATCCAGGCGATCTCGACGTACACGAACAGTTCAGCGCTCACCACGGTCAACATCGGCGGCTCGGTTATCGTCGTCGCGCCGCCAGGGACCATTCAGGGGTCATTTACGACGTCGGCGCAATCGAACAGCACATCGATTACGCTGTCGTATGCGTTCACGGCGCTGACGTTTACGCAGACCTCAACGGGCAACACGATCAATCTTCCGACCGGCGTGCTTCAGGGCCAGGTGTGTGGCTTTTCCATCGACAGCAACGTGACAAATCTCACGGTGAGCTCGGCCACCAATACGGTCAAGAACGGGGCCGCGACGAGCACGACAAGTGCGGGCGCGAGCCTTTGGTGGATTTACAACGTATCGAACACAACTTGGTATCGCTACGACGGCGTGTACCTGAGCCAGTAAGATGCCCAGCACCAGCGGACGTCAGCACCGATTCATGGAAGCCGTGGCTCACAACCCAGCCTTCGCGAAGAAGGCGGGCGTGCCGCAATCCGTTGGCAAAGATTTCGAGGCGGCCGATAAGGGCAAGGCGTTCCCGGCCAAGTCCAAGGCCGAACGCCGTTACGGGGGCAAGTGATGCAAGGTTTCGGTGGTGCCGCAGGGGCGGCGATGGCGGCGGGAACGCCTGACACTACGGGCATCGCCGCAAACGCGCCCGCGAACGTTCCGAACATCGCTCAAAAGCCGAAGCGCAAGCCGACTCGTGCCGAGCGCAGGTATGGGGGCAAGTGATGGCAGCCTCTAAAGCGCAGAAGCGATATGGCGGGGCAGATCAGAGCGACGATGCCGATGACCTGTCTAAGCCCAAGATGTCGCCATCCATGCAACTTAAGGAGTTTCATCCGTTCAAAGACAAGGCCGAGCGCGACAAGTTTCTTGACCAGATGTCGCACGGGGATGTTCTGCAAGCGATCAAACGCCGATTTGAGCAGAAGCGCGATGGGGACTTCGAGCAGAATAAGGTCCCGCTCTCTGGGAGCCAAGACTAATGGCCGCCAAGCACAAGTGGATGAAGGCCGCGTTCGCCAACAGCCACGGTCAATTCAAGGCGAAGGCCAAGGCGGCCGGTAAATCGACGGCTGAGTACGCTGCGGAGAAGTCCGATGCGCCGGGATTGCTCGGCAAACAGGCTCGGCTCGCGCAAGTCGGCATGCATGCATCGAAAGCCAAGAACCGCTATTCCCCCAAACACGCCGTGAAGGGCTAAGACCATGGCAGAAGAGAAGCAGAGCAAGGGCCAACGCCGGTATGGCAAGCCCGCCAAGATTGCGCCGAAGGGCGATACGTCTGAGACGCAAGAAGGCAATAAAGCGAAAGCCGAATCGAGCGCAGGCAGCCCCAAGCCGCAGGCGACGAGCGCCGGCGACTCCGGCCCAAAGGCCGATGTGATGGCTGGCACGGACGGTATCCCAGTCCATGAACGCCACGCCGCCGAGCGGGCCGAGATGTACAAGCGCCACGAGACTGAATACGGGCACATGTCGAAACGGCATGAGAAAGATATGAAGTCAATGCATGATCGCCATCACTCCGAGCTGTCGACGATGGCGGCGAGTGCGGGCGGCGCGGCGGAGAAGGAAAAGGCCTGATGCCCAAGTTTCAGCCCATGGTGGACATGAGCTACGACGATGCCGACGGCTACGACATGGGCCCGTCGCTGTTGTCGAAGCCTCAACATCCGCCGGGGCTGTGTATCACGCTGACCGAGCGCGAGATGCAGATGCTGGATTTGGATTCGCCGGATGATGTGGGCGATCTGGTGCATCTCAACGTCATGGCGCGCGTGACCAACATCGTGAAGTCGGATCGCGGCTGTACCGTCAGCGCTCAGATCACGGACATCATGGTGCTGGAGAACGAGTCCGAAGAAGACGGCGAAGAAGACGACGAGGACTGAGGTGTGGGGCGATGACACCCGTAAATGTGTCCAACATCGCGCTGGCCGAAGCTCAGAGCCGCACGTCAATCAATGGGTTTCCACCGATTGATAACACGCCCGCCGCCGTACAAGCGGGACAGTTTTTTCGACCTAAGGTTCAGGCGCTTTTGCGCGCGGCAAATTGGGATTTTGCTCGCAAACAGATACTCCTGACATTACTTAAGTCGGCACTTGTTAATGGCCAGCCATCAAGTGACCCGCCTCCGCAACCTTGGGCCTATTCCTATGCTTACCCGAATGATTGCCTGCGTCTCCGCTTCCTGATCCAATATCAGCAGCCAAGCCCAGCGGGCATTCCATTTACCACTGGACCGCAGAACGTTATCAATCCCGCCTACGCTGTGACGAGCGTTCCGTTCGTTGTCGCGAATGATCCGCAAGCCAGTGGCGCTCCGCGGAAGGTCATTCTGACCAACATGCAGAACGCCTACGGCGTCTACACATGCGACCTGTCGCAAGTGCCAGACATGTGGGACCCACTGTTTTTATCTGGAGTGACCGCGACCCTCGCGGCCTATTTCATCGCATCGCTCTCGGGCGACCGCGCGCTGATGGCGACGCAGATACAGGCGGCGAAGGGCGTCCTCGATCAGGCGCGCGGTATGAATGGCAACGAAAGTATTAGTAACCAGGACAGGATTCCTGATTGGATCCAAGTACGCGCCTCTGGCGCATGGAACATGGGGTGGTGTTACGGGAACGGTATGGCTGTGCCCACGAGCGCGGCATATGACAGCATGGGCTTCCCCGGGGGATTATTTTATTGACCAAAGCTCAGCCACTGCCACCGCTTGATGTATTGCGAGGCGCCCTGGATTACAACCCAGAGACTGGCGTTTTTACTTGGAGGCCCGGGTCGTCCGGTTCTCGGACGAGGGCATCTAGATACGTCGGCTGCAATGCCGGGGCGCTAAATAGATATATTCAAATCGCCATAGGCGGAAGGATGTACCGAGCGCATCGGCTGGCATGGCTTTATGTGTACGGAGAGGCCCTCGGCGAATTTGAGGAAATAGATCACATTAACGGGGACCGACAAGATAATCGGATAGGCAACCTTCGCCGGGCAACGAAGTCGCAAAATATGGCGAACATGCGCGGGCACTCGAAGCTGGGCTTACCAAAAGGGGTATCGATACAAGCCAAGAGCCGCCGCTTTATGGCTTGCATTATGGTGGGGCGAAGAAAGAAATACCTCGGGACGTTTGATACGGCGACAGAAGCGCATGCCGCTTATCGCGCTGCGGCACAAGAGCATCATGGCGAATTTGCTAGGGCGGAGTAAGACGCCTTGGCCACGCCACTCATCCAGAATCGGGTCAATGCGGGCGAGATAAGCCCCTCCGTCTGGGGGCAGACCGATCTCAAGAAATACCGCGACGGCTGCTCGACGCTGCGCAATATGTGGGCGTCCTACAAGGGTGGCGCGTCCAGCCGGGCGGGCACCAAATTTGTCGGTCAGGCACGGCAAGATGCCAGCAGTGACCCGCCGCAGCTGATCCCGTTTCAGTTCTCGGTCGACCAGGGATACCTCCTCGTATTCTCCGATCTCGAAATGAGTGTGGTGGCGAACGGCGCCTATGTCACAAGAAACCCATTCAACATCACGGCGGCGACCAATGCCAACCCGGGCGTGCTGACGGCACCAACTAACGACTTCTTAGT